CGCATCATCTCTATCACTGCGGGGTCGCTGTTCGCGTTGCCGTCCGGCCCCATGTATGACTCGACGCCGCCGGCGGACATGTAGATTTTCCCGCCGTCGGCGAACTCTTCCACCAGTGTATGACGCTGGCGCATGTCCGCGCGTGCATCATCGGCGGCGCTTGGTGGCGTGGTAGCCTCTTGGCCGCCGAAAGTGACGGAGATGCCCGCCAACCTTTGGGCCTCCTCGGCCTGCGCAACTAATCGGGCCGCGTGCTCTGGTTGGTTTGCTCTGTGGGCTTTGCGGGCCATCTCCATCAGTTCTTCATATGTCATTGCGATGGGTTCCCATATAATGCTTGCAGATCGGCATCAGTCAAATCCTCGACCGCTGCCTCTGTGGGCGGCTCATAGTTCGGGTTTTGTTCACGCGCCAGCTGGAACAAATCCCTCACGGACTGCACAGCTTGAATTAGGCCTGCGGGGTCACCCTTTAGCGCCGCGTCTATGCGGGACCGAGCTTGTGCGGCTTGCTTGCCCTCAGCCTCAGTAATTTGACCACTGCCCTTTAGGGACGCGAATGCCTCAAGAAAATTTAGTCCGCTTATCTGCTCAACATACCCCATCAGTTCTGCATATTCCCCGCCAGCCAGACCGTATTTGTTCCGAAACTGGTTAAAATTACCGGAAAAGCCAGTGATTTTATCGAGGTTTGGCGAATTTAAGATGAAGTCGGCGGCATCGACCGCCAGATTGGCCGTGGTAAGTGCGTTTTGGTTGACGACAAAAGCCTCATCAGCGATTATTTCGCGGCCGCGTTCTGCTTCCAGTTGGGCAAGCATGGCCTGCCCCAAGGCGGCTGTGGCAGGGTTAAGCATCATGGATAACGCCGCCTGCGTACGCTCTTCGATTGTCCCGCCCGCACCGCCGCCCACGCCTGCGCCGCCCATAAGTCTCGACATCATGGCCTGCTGATTTTCGGCGGCAGTGCGCTTGCGGTTCATGTCTTCCATCTCGCCGAATTTGCCCATCATGGAATTGAAGCTCCCGCCCTGACGCCCAGCCAGCGCCGCGCCGGCGTCGCTCATGGCGCTAAATGCGAGCATGCGGCGCTGCGTTTTCGACAGGTTTTCGAATGGGTCGCTGGAACGCGGCGCGGGGGCCGGAGCCATTAACGCCATTAGCTGTTGCATCGTGGACGTGCCGGACGGCGCCGCCGTGGCTGGCGCTGGGCCTGCCGTCGGCGCTGTCGGGTCCGTCATAAACGCGGCGTCCTCTGCGGAAACATTGAGCGCGTTTGCAGCGTTTTGCGACCTGCTAAGGGGCGTCGGGACCGGAATATCAAGGGCAGCCGGCGACGCAGTTGTGGCGGGCGCTGAAAAGCCGAGCGCTTCAACTTCCGCCGTCATTGCCTCCGAACCTGCGGCCACGCCGTTCATGTCAAAGCCCCGATCGGCCAAGTCGTTGATGTCGTCTATGGTAAGCAGATATGGTTCCATCGTATGGCCATCCTTCTATAAAATTATCCGAACAAGCCAGCCGCAACGCCGCCTGTGGCGAGTGAACCAGCGCCCGAAAGCACGTTGCCAACTGCGGTTAATCCGCCAAATGGATCGTGATCGGTTTGCGTCCCAAGTCCCGCAGGAATGCCGTTCGCGGCGGACAGTAGCGCGTTCAGTTGTGACAGCGGCAAATCATTTTCGCGCGCAAATTCAGAATACAGCGCCTGCAGCTCTTGGTTTTCCAACGCCGTTTCAGTTGCGCCAACGCCGGACAAGCCAGCCGCGCCAGCGCCAAGTGCGCCCTGCTGCTGCGAGAGTTGGGCCATTGTCTGCGCTTGGGCGTTGCTGTAGCCCTGCTGCATCATCTGGGCGATTAGCTGGTTCTGGTTGGCAAGGTTGCCAGTGTCAAATTCAGCCTCGTAAACTGCCCGACGGCCACCGCCACCAAATGCGCCAGAGCCAATCATGCTGGCTTCGCTCGCGGTGCGCGCCTGATCCTGTTGCCGCCCCATCAAAGCCAGAGACGAGTCGATCACTTCGGATTGGTACGGGTTCATGTTTGCTTGCGTGCGCGCAGCGTAATCCTGCGGCGTCATCTGACCCATTTGGGCAATGTCACCATATAGTCCGCCCGCCGCCGTGGTGTAGTCACTCATCTCTGGCGTGAACGACCCAGTGTATGGGACAAAATCAGCGGACGCGATTGCCTCGGCCTTTGGCATGATTGAACCAGTTAAAAAATCTTTCTGCCACTCTGGCAGTTTCATTTCGGAAGTTGTTGTCGAACCCATCAGGTCAGCTCCATCTCATAGTGTGTGTAAATCTCGCGGAACGATGCCGCGCGCGCATATTTGTTGAAGCCCTTGCGGCCGTCAGCCTCGACGCCGTCTAGCTTCGCGTTTTTGGCCAGCTCGACCAGCATTTTGATCACGTATTCACCCCACACATTCATCTTTCGGCCGCCCATAAACTCAACCTTCAAATTGTCCCGACTAGGGTGCGAAACAATGCAGGTCGTAAACGCCGCCGACAACTTTTCGTCCACGTATACCAGCCACAAAAATGACTGGGCGCGCCTCAATTCATCAACGACGTAGTCCACTGACCCGTGGACGCCGCGCCGTTCGATCGCCGGTCGCATAATCTCAATCGCGCGATCTATTACACCATCTAGCGCGTCCGGCAATATCGGCCTGACTTTGATATTTGGCTCTGTGTGTAACTTTACAACATTATCACGCATTTTGATAGCCTTCACCCATGCACCCTGATTATAGACAGTGTAGCAGCGGGAGCGGCGGGCGCAAACGCAGACGCCGCCGTGGCTTTAAGATTTCCGGCTGTATTGGACACAGCCCACATGGCCTCAAGGTAGTCTCCGGCGGCAACGTCAAAGAACGCCGTGCGGCCAGACAGGGTCGTCGCGCCGTTCTGGTGCAGCGCGTTCCTGACCGTCGCACCGGCTACGTCTACGCCGTTAATTCGTGGCCAGAAATAAAAGTTTACCGTGCTGCCCGACGTGCTGCTAGTCTGCGCCGCAAACGAGACGGAATAGTGTCCAGCCTCCGCGAACACAATGCGCGACGTGGGCGACCCAAGCGAAATGAATTGGCCAGTATTGAGCGTAAACGTCAGCGGGTATGCCGTGTTTGTCGCCGCCGCCGTGACGTTAGATGTGATGGATAGCTGCGCGTCGCCACCCTCGACGACTACCTGACGAAACGCGCCGCTCTTGGACACAACTGGGTAAGATGCGGTCTCGTTCCAAAGCAGCGTGCCATTCTGTGCGGCAGTCTCATTGCCAGTAAACCACTGCAGGTTGGGCAGCGACTGGCCCAGCCACGTAGTCAGTTGCCGGCCCCAAGTCTTCCAGTCTGGGCCAAATGGTGGCGGTGCGCGTCCGCTCATCTGCGGCCACCCGCCTTGGCGTCAAATCTAAACTTGCCGACGCGCCAGTCACCGTCAGCTGCGTCAACCCTCATGCGGATTTGACGGCCCTGAAACCGGACACTGGTCGGGTCTGTCAGCGTATATGGCCCGTGTGATGCCTCCGCAGAGTTTGGATAATTTCGTGTCTTGAACGTAGTCGTGACGCTGCCAAGAGACAGCTCGTCTGGGATCAAGTTGGTGACGACGGCGAGGTTGTCGCCCGCGCCAATCTTGAATGGCCCAGTTTGGGCGTAGACAGCCTGCGACTCATAGTTGAAGCCAGTTTCGTGGTTGTATATCCGGCCAGCGTCGCTCGCCATAATCGGCGCGCGGAATACGCCACGATCAACTCCGGCGGTGCGTGGCAGTTTGCCAATTAGCCAGTGGTTGTCGTGGTAATCATATGCCACGTAGCTGTCGATTTCAGTCGCGTCGGTGCTGCAATAGAACCACCAGACTTCACCATTTTGGCCGTTCGACATGCCCCAGCTTTTGCTAATTTGCGTCGGGTTGATGTCAAAGAACACAGCGTCAAATACGTCGCACGGAACCTCTGATACAGTTGACCCATCGTATCTAAAGAAATTCTGCTGGCCCATCCAGAAAACGCCGGCGGGGGTGTCCACGACCACCTTGCGTGCAACTGCGCCACAAGCCGCGCCCACTCTTTCAAATTGGTAAATAAATGGGGGACCCTGATATACGGCTCGGTGTGCGTCTTGATCGGTTACGATAATTGTCTGCCCCTGTGCCGCGACGGCAGCCATGATCTGGCCATTGGTCTGCAACGTCACGTCGCCCGCCTGATTGGTACTGGATGGGGACCATTGGCTATTGTCTTCAAAGTCGCACCAAGAAATCTTATTTGCAATTCCGCCGGATTGCAGTGCAAAGATAAACCGCTCGCCGGTTACCACTAGCCCGCTGCAGTCGGTCGGTGAGTTTGCAATCTGAGCGGCTGGCGTGGCTGTGCTTAGCTGCCACTCGTACAGCTTGCCGTCGGAATTGCTGCAGGCCACCAAATACTGGCCAAAACTATCCATCGACCAACTTGTCACTTCTCCGTAATTGCCGCCGTCCGGCCTCGTCTGTCCGTAGAATGACGTGCCGTAAGGCCCGCCGCCGTATCCGCTGTTCACCGACGCCGTCTCGGTGCCAGACGCAAAGCCTGCGGGCGTAATGTCGTATGTGCCGCCGCCGGATGTGGTCGCGTACAGTTTAGAGTACGTCCCTGCGGCGATCCAGCGATTTGCCGTGTTGTCCTGCCACGCCAACATCCCGCGCGGCGGCGCGGCGTATTCCACGTCGCCCGTGCGATCCACCCAGCCGCCGACGGGGCGCATTGAACCCTCATGCCAGCGCACAAGGCTGCCGTCGTTCCAGCGGCCCTCTGACTGCAAGTCAGTGCCGTGGTTTCTGAATCCCGATGGCGGCGTTAATTCGACCAATGGCATAGTGTGATCCCTTAAATTTCGTACACGATAAAGACGACACCGTTGCCGCCCCTGCCGGACGTTCGCCCAGAACCGCCACTCGCGCCGCCAGAGCCGCCGCAGTAGGTAGGCGACCCAGACGACAAGCCAGACGCCAAGTTGCGGACGCCAGACGACCCGTCAAAACTAGTGTTAGATGCTTGGATTATTGGCGTCTCACCTCGGCCAGAGATGTACGAAGACATATACGTCGGCCACGTCCCATTATTACTGAACAGGTTGCCCGCAGTCGCAACATTGCTGGTTGCCGCAGATGAATTGCCGCTGTTACTATCGACCTCTGGGCCTCCCCCGCCAGAGGCGCTGGTGCCTCTGTTTGACGTGCATATGGCAGAACCGCTGTCGCCGCCCTGCTTGTTTACTTGGTTCCCTCCGGTTGCAGTGCCACCAGCCACCGCTGGCGCGTTTGACGTGTCACCGCCCGGCGTGGAGCTATACGCGCCCCTACCTGCAGACCCACCGTTTGAAACCATCGTCACCCCAGAGCCAGTAAATCGTGACGCACTGCCCGCGTTTCCGTCTTTCTTTGAGTTCCCCCCGCTAATCACTCCGACACCACCAGCGCCGATGACGACTGTCGAGCTTCCGGCAGCGGACGCTGCAACCTTAGAATAACTATATCCGCCCGAAGCGCCCCCGCTCGACGAACAGTTGCCAGTCGTGATGCCGGATGTGTCTGGCTCAGATGAACCACCAGACCCACCTGCACCAAAGCAGAATATGTGAATATAGGTGGCCAAGTTTGCCTTTGGCGTCCACGTTTGACTGGAAGTCAAGGTTTCCAAAACGAGGAACTGTTTGCCACGTAGGTTGTTCATAGAAATTGCACCAGACGATGGTACTCCAGCCCCAAGGGCATAGTATTCGCTGAGACTAATAGCTCCAGTGCCACCAAACTCATCCTCCACATTCTGGAGGCTAATAGTGCCTGTAGGTGTGGTCATGCTTAGGCACTCCCAAATGCAGTGACGT